GAAGACGTAACTGTTTCGTATACAAGAACGGATGGAACAATTTCAAATCCACCTTTAGATGTATCTTCATCTATAAAGAAAGTATCACTCGTGACGGATTTCTTTTTCGTGACGGAAGACGAGAAGAATTTCATAATGTCGAGACCTATTGAATATGTTATTACACAGCTTCAAGTGTCACAGTTTAAATTAAAAGCCGGTATTTCTAAAAATTCTGGTATGCTTAATTTTAAACACCCGGTCAAAGAAATGTTCTTTCTCGCTGTAAGTGACGATGTGTATAAATATAATCCAATAAAGAACGTTACAATGAAATTCAATAATAACATTATCATAAACGCAGATAACTTGATGTTAAGTTATGAACAACCCCTTAAATATTATACGGGTTTAACCAATAATAACTTCGGTGTATACAGTTTTTCCTTAAAACCTGAATTGTATTACCCAACAGGACAAGTTAATATGAGTAGAATAGCACATAACTTAATAGAAATAGAACTCGATAATCCAAGTGCAAATTTCGGACACAAAGTGTATGTATATGCAGTTAACTATAACGTGTTACATATAGAAAGCGGTCTTGGGGGTTTAAAATTTTAGTGAGTTATACTAGTAATGGCTGGTCGTATTCAATTAGAAACATCCGGTCCACAGGACGCTTTTTTTACAGATGATCCCGAATACACGTACTTTGTAAAAAATTTTGAAAAACATGCTAATTATGCACCGTTCATGACGGATTTGGATGTACACGGTGATTTGGAATTTGGAAATACGTTAAGGTGTACCATACCACAAAACCAAGGTGATCTCATAAAAACAATAAGTTTTAAAATAAGTCTGAACGCCATAGACCAAACAATAAAAAGTGCTTTACACACTAACACAACATCTGTTAATTGGAACGAGTCTATAGGTCATGCGATGATAGAACACGTAGAACTTTTGATTGGTGGTAAAGTTATTCAGAGACTCACGAGTGATTTCTTAGCTATATACTTCGATAATTACGTGACACAAACCAAACAACACTGTTTGGCAAAACTCGTAGGTAAACCACCGGAAGAACTTTCGGGAACGTCTGCTATAAGTACATCTATCGGTGGCTATCTATCGTCGTCCGCTCAAAACTTATTTGTCGATATACCCTTTTATTTTTATAATAATCCAGAACTTGCTATACCAATTTGCGCGATAGATAAACAGGAAGTCGAAGTTGTTGTAAAACTCCGTGATATAGATCAGTGTATACACTCTATAAGAAGTGATTCACCGTACAACGGATACATTTTATATACGGGTTTGAAACCAAAAAATCTTATAAAAAGTTTCAAAGTTACGACGGAAATGGTATCGTTAACGGATAAAGAAAAGAAATATATTAAAACAACACCGAAAGATTATACAATTACACAAATACAAGAAAGTCGTTCCCAGATAGAACAGAGTAGTGATCTTAATCCAGTTGTTATAAAACACAAACTTAGATTTGTAAATCCCGTTAAGGAACTATTTTTTATAATTCAAGGTACCCGGAAAACTGTAAATGGGTTTTACAATGCAACATTTGACTACGATAATTCATACAGGGACCTCGATAGTGTATACATTAACTACGAAAACTTGAAGAAACTCGAACTCCAACTCGATGATTCGTACCCCATAGAGGGTGCTTCAGGTGAATATATAAACTTACGGGCCGTTCAAAGTGGAATTCATCATTCAAGAACACAACTGTTTAGACGGTATTATTCGTATAGTTTTGCTTTAGAACCCGAGCGATGGTACCCTACAGGTCAAGTTAATTTTAGTTTAATTAAAGACCAAGATTTGAAACTAACTTTGAATGCGGAAGACGAGTGTAAAAGGGAACTTAGAGTTTTGGCGCATAGTTATAATATACTCCGTGTAGAAAACGGTACTGCGATAACACTGTTTTAAAAATGAATCAACAAGAAAAAAATGCAACAATGCAACTATTAGAACAATTTCAACAAACTGCTATAGATGTAGTTCAACCTGTCATGGAACAGGCCATCATATTTGCGGCCGAATACGCAAAGGCGTGTGGTCGTGATATCATACTCTCTAAAGACATGGAATACGCAATGAAGTATTGTGCAATGAACGAAGTTGGTAAAAAATCAGGGTCATATTTTCCAGAGATTTATGACGAATCTGAAAGTGATGAAGATGAATTAGAAATAGAAGACGAAGAAGATATAGAATTTGTAAGATATTCAGGTCGAGAATATAAGTTTGTTAAAATGAACATGTCGTATGATAATTGGGATACGTGGGTGCCGAAAAACCCGACAGAACAGATGTTAAAAAATGCTATAGATAGTAATGGATATCTCTGAAGAACCAGAGGGATGGATAGACCCCAATGATAAATATTTTAAAGTAATAGGTGATAATAATTCTTCATCGTGCGACGATACAGATTCCGAAACCGAAACCGAGACCGAAACTGAATCTGAATCAGAATCTTCATCAGGGTGTAGTACGTCTTTGAAGGAAGGAAGTATCAAAATATTAAAAGGATACATGAAAAATACGAAAAAATATAAGAAAATTTTATTCGAGGAAGATTTTCTCCCAGAATAAAATGTATATTTATAGTATAAAAATGTCTATCGCTAAAGAAACTATTACACTTGTAGCATCCGAACTCGAAACTCAATCTCTCAACGCCATCGTTGCCGGCTTCTCATTTGCTGCCGCCCTCTCGTGGATGGACTTGGTGAGATGGTTGGTTAACCAAGTCATCAAGGTCAACAAAAACGGTGGTATGAACTACACCCTCACTGCCTTGCTCACAACACTCTTGTCTATCACTGTGTTTATCATCGTGTCTAGAGTGTCCAAAAAGGTCAGAAAGCCAGCGCAACCAGTCTTCGCGGTTACTCGATAATCTTAGAACGTGGTTTTTTTATAATCATAAGTAAAAATAATCCAGTTGCAATTACCATCATTATTGGTATAAAAGAATCCCAACTATGTACATCCTCAAATTCCTTGGGGATTTCCATAGGTGTTGGTAAGGTCTCGTCTCGTCTATATTTAGGTATATTCACGAACTTATCAGTAGTACAAGTAACGGCAAGTTTTAGTATATGATTTGCGTTTCTAAAATTATAAGGTATGAGACGATTATTACTACTATAGTAAAATTGTACACGTAAACTCGATATTGTTTTTTGTGCACCACTATCGAAATTATGCTCTACAGCATCGTCTACACCGGAATAATTAATCACGTCTCCACACATTAGTATTCGTCCAGTATAAAAAGGTATGTCTGAAAATATAGTCTTGTTAAATTCGTCAGATCCACTGCTTAGCTTTACAATAATACCATCCGCGCCTTGTAGATTAACACTTCCGGTCTCTAATGTATAAGGTGAAGTTTGAGTAGAATCCACGTCACTCGCAGTTAAACCTAAAATATCGTGTGGTGTAGTTTTACCAGTTACTAAAGTGTTACTGTACCCGTTCGTTCCAGTATAAAACTTAAGCGTAAATGGGTTATTTGCCGTAAAAGTTATCGCATTTGTATCTTTATCAAACGATGAACTTTGTATTTTGCTACTCGAGTTTGCTACAACGTTAGAAGCTAAATCTACACCGTTATAGTTACCGTTGGGTATAGTTATCTCATAATCCGAACCACCTGAATTTAAAGTAAATGTATTATTTCTTTCATTTATCAAATACTGACTATTATGTATACGCGCTGATATCATGGATATCTTAGTAACGTCATAAATTGGTGATTTTAGAGAAACAACATAGTCTGCCGGGTTTGGGTAAAGTACCGGATCTCTTTCACTACTATCTATATCTAGAGTGTGTACCTTCATCAAAATATAGGAGCATTATTTTAATGAGTGTTTTACATTATTATTTATTATATTCGATTACGAAATGTTATGTGACAATGGGTTACCCATAAGTTGACGCTTTGCCATGTCTAAACCACTAGAGGATGCATTTGGATTTTCCATTCCCTTGTATGCGTTGAATTGATGATAATCGTTATTTCTGTATTGTTGCGTCCATCCACCGTCTGCTGAATTCACTCTACCATCTGTGCGCGATGTATCCGAACGAACGCTTGTTACCATACCTCCTTGATTGAGTGGATCAGCTCGGACATTCATACGACCCGCGCCGGGTGTACGACCCACTTTACCTCTTCGGTCTGTTGGCCTGAGTCCAAATTTAGTAAGTTCTTCAACTGTGTATTTATCACCGAACGTGCGTTTTTCGCCTATTTTGGAAGATGGTGAATTCAAGTAACCGTGTGAGAATTTGTTAATACCTGGTGCTGGTGCATTGGAATATGTGTAAGCTTCGATATTACCATCCTTCTTGTTTCGGGTTGGTTCCGCTGCACGAGTTAACGCCGAAACGGTTCTCTTGGGTGCAGCTGTACTTAATGTATCCGTTCTAAGACCAGTTTCTGAACGATTTGTCGTACGTTTTGTTCTTTCCTGTTCGCCTCTTGGTACTCTACCCGACATTCCCTGGGCACGCCCGGGAACGGGTGGAAGTCTTCCAAAAAGAAACGATGTTTTCTCTGGTCTGTTATTACCAAGTTCACCCGCAACTCCTCGTCTACCACCTTTTCCATCAAAGGCTGGACCAGAACGCCCTGGTAAAGTTGTAAGTCTGTAAGCACCGACATTTTCTGGGTTAACTCTGAATAATTGCTGATGACCACCGACTGCTGGTACATTTGGATCAACTCCCAAACCTGGACCAACTTGTTGATGTTCGATTGGTGAGAGATTATTCATTCTACCACCATCGTACATCATACGATTTCTCATATCCAAAACTTCACCGCCAGAGGAACGAGATTGTGGAGAAATATCTCCAAATGTTGACATCTCTTGTTTTGATGAATACCCAGGTTCAACTAATGGTGATGGTGCACCTAAATATGAATCATTGATTGATATATCTCTACTGTATAAATCATCAATTGGTGGTGGTAAAACTTCTTCCTGTCCTTGTATGGAATTTCCTTCAACTGTATATTTTTCATCCGATTTGCTCAATTTACGACCAGCGTAAACGAGACCTGCTATAGCCAATATAGATATAGGGTCAGCCATTCTTACTTGTTATTAACATTTTTATTGATATATCTTTGCTGAAATAATCCATTTTGAAGTTCGGCTCGAGTGCTCGATGGTTCGTATGTTCTCGTTCTAAGAGGTGTTTTACAAGCAACATTCTGGAGTGGATGAAAATTTCTTTCGTATGTTTTTGCTAATATTTTATTAAATCGTGAAGTTGACTGTGGTCTAAGAGCATCACTCACTTCTATGTGTTGAGCTGGGGAACCTTTACCTGCCATGTATGGAGCAGTTCCGTACAACATTGTATTTGGTCTCGACGAACCATAATTTAAGGTACTGGGCTGAGGATATACAAAGACTTCTTCAGTTGCACAAACGGATGGAACCGCTTTATCGCTGACCATTTTCATTCCTGGTTGAAGTTGATACGCCATTTACTATTACAAAACATTTTGTTTATGAAAAATCGAGTATCAAGTTAATAATTATTTTAATTTATTTAAGCAGATAAACCAGATCCTCTGTGCATACCACTTCTCTTATCGCCATTTGGGTTTAGTCCTGCAAAAGCTTCGAGTTGAACACCTCTCGCATCTGGATCACACAAGCGTGGATCTTGTCTACATGTTGTTTTCCCCTTTGATCCATGTATAAATTCATAATATGGATCGTTACCTAACGAAGAATTCGCGGTTGGTGTAAATTGTCGCGCTAAAGCGTTTCTTTGGAAACGTGGTAATGTTGATCTCGAACGAGAAGGTCCGTATTGTATACCATTTGTTATATAAGAATCTGTATTTTTCTGAACGGTTGGTCCAAAACACGCACTTGGTCTATCTGGTCTGTCAGTATAATCAGTCATGAGTACATTAGC